TGATCCTGTTGAAGCTTCTAAAATTTGCGAATGGATTGCTCATGGTAAAACTTTAAGAGAATACTGTCGCAAAAAAGGTAGCGTTCAATGGAGAACTATTTATAAATGGTTGGATAAAGATGAAGAGTTTCGTACAGCCTTCGCACGGGCGAGGGATACAGGCTGTGAGATTCTGTTTGAGGAGTGTTTGGAGTTAATTGATACTCCACCAGTTATGTGCGGTTCTGATGGCAATGAGAGGATAGATCCAGCATTCATAAACTGGCAAAAGAATAGAGTTGAAACTCGTTTTAAAATGCTTTCTAAATTCAATCCAAAGCGTTTTGGAGAGAAGTTGGGAGTAGAGGCAGAAGGAAATATTAACTTAACAATCGCAACAGGCGTTCCACAAGTGTGAGACAACCGTTGATTAAGTTAGACTATACACCTAGAACTTGGCAGAGAGAATGCCATATAAAGAAACAACGCTTTTCGGTGTATGCCTTGCATCGCAGGTCAGGCAAGACTGAGTTGGCCATCATGGAGCTAATTGATAAGGCTATGAAGACAGACAAAGAACTAGCCATGTTTGTCTATGTTGCACCGTTCCTAAGACAGGCAAAAGCAATTGCATGGGCTAGGTTGAAATCCAAGATAGAACCATTGCGTAGGACATCTGTAATCGACATCAACGAGGGTGAGCTATCGGTCAGGTTTAAACATAATGGAGCGATCATCAGATTGTTTGGGGGCGATAATCCAGATGCGATGCGAGGTCTCAGATTGGACGGCATAGTTTTAGATGAGGTGGCTCAGTTAAAGAATGAATTGTGGTCTGACATAGTTCAACCTGCACTCTCTGACCGTCTAGGCTGGTCTATTTTTATAGGAACTCCTTCTGGGGTTAATCTCTTTTCAGAACTGTATTACAAGGCTGTAGACGAGAGTGATTGGACTGCTGCTAGATATACCGTTTACGACACAGATAGCTTACATCCTGATGAAGTTACTCGTCTTAAGCGAGACATGAGTGAGACTTCATTTGCTAGGGAATATCTATGCGACTTCTCAGCCCAAGGTGATGACCAGTTAATAGCATTGGCAGATACCGAAGATGCAGCCAAACGTGTATATCAAGCTGACCATGTAAAGCTATCTCCAGTAATCCTAGGAATTGACCCTGCAAGATTCGGAGATGATCGTTCTGTAGTGTTCAGAAGGCAAGGGAGACAAGGTTTCAAGCCTATCGTCTACCGAGGTTTAGACAACATGGAACTAGCAGCAAGAGTAGCCAACCTGATCGAAGAACATAATCCTGATGCTGTCTTTTGTGATGCAGGTGCAGGGAGTGGAGTCATTGATAGATTACGACAACTTTCATATGACGTTATTGAAGTCCCATTTGGTGGGAAAGCAACCAAACCAGAACTATATATCAACCGTAGAACTGAGATGTGGTGGTTAATGAAACAATGGATAGAAGAAGGTGGAGCGATCCCTAATGACACAGCACTAAAACAAGAGTTGGCAACACCGATTTATTGGTACGACAATGTAGGCAGAAGAGTCCTTGAGTCTAAGGATCAGATAAAGAAGAGATTACAGGGAGCAGGGTCACCAGATTTAGCTGATGCATTAGCCCTAACCTTTGCGCTTCCAGTGGCTAAGAAAGTACCAGAGGATATTTATATCAAAAGACGTAAAGAAGCTACTCAGCAGGTGGATTATGACCCTTACAAAGCAGTCTAATTTCATTCGGATAGCAGAAGGTCTAGACGTAGAGCCATTGCTCCAATTGTTAGACGATAAGCCTGAGTTGTGGAAGGAGATACAGACAAGACAGCGATTT